TACCCTGCCACTTGTCAATCCATCTGCAGTAAGTGTTCCTGCTCTTAAATCATAAGAACCAATATCCACATTGTTTGCTACAGTTAAGCTTGTGATTGCATCTACTGTTCCACCATCAATGTCAGGTGTGTTTATATCAGGTGCTGTTAAAGTTTTATTTGTTAAAGTGTCTGTGGTTGCCCTACCAACTGATGTGTCTGTTGCATCAGGGATTGTCCAAGTTCTATCTGCGGTTGGGTCTGTGATTGCTAATGTAGTTTCATAAGCATTATCTGTTGACCCTTCAAAGACTAGATTAGTTGTGATTGTAGAATTAAAAGCCACTGAATCATTGGCAACACTGTCACCAATAGTGGTGTCACCTGTGGCTGTAAAATTAGCAAACTGCGCTGTGCCAGTTCCAGTAAGGTTTCGCAGTCCAGTTAAATCTTTATTTGAATCAACTAACAGAAATTTTGAAGCAGAAACAGTCCCTGCTGTAATTCCATCAAGCAGGTTTAATTCAGTTGCGCTAGTGGTGACCAATGTTCCACCAAGCTTTAGTCCATTTGAACCATCATGTGAAGCTATATCAAAATCATAGCTTCCATCTATTATCTTGACCCCTGTAGTGGCAAAAGCCATAGGGATTAAAGTGCCATCCCCATCATAAATGTTTGTGTAAGAAGTTGACACCCCTGCACTTTCTTCAGTGTGAATTAGTGTTGCGTATCCACTAGAAATGGCAACATTGGTTAAATCAGGTTGACTTGCCATAGTATTTCCTTAAATATTTATTTTTATTTTATCTGCTTTTTTTAATGCAGATTTAATTTGTTGTCTATCACTGCTATCATGTGCTGTTGTTTTACCATCATTGGTTTTTAAATAGCTTTTTTTAGCATTTTGTTTCTTCATCTCTTTAATTGAATTGGACACATAGCCATCCCATGTTGTCCAACCATTACCTACAAAAATTGACATAGGCGCACCCATGCATTTTTTAATTTTTTTACTTTCACATCTTGGACATGCTGTTGGTTCTTTTTCTTGGGGCAGTGTTATTTCTTCCCAAATATTTCCACAGTCATTACTGTCTTCACATTTCCAATCAAATATTGCCATTGGTTTCTTTCAAGGTATGTGGGGGCTGTTTAAACAACCCCCAAGCATACATTTTTAATGGTTACCCATTATTAGACATTATGGTATTCATAAATTCTGTCACCAAATGCTAAAGCACCACCATAAATTGTGTGAGCCACAACTTGGTCTGCTAATGCAGTTACTGAATAGTCCATTTCAACTTTAACGTCTTGCGCTCTTGCAAAAGCAATAGCACTTCTGTGATACATGTAGCCTGCCTCATCACCATCACCTACACCTGATACAGAATTTGAACTTCTGACTTCAATGCCATAAAGTTTTCCAATTACCCCAGTTTGAACTGGTGCTGAGTTGCCATATTTGCTACTATCAACAAAGTCATCAATAGCCAGTATTGAAGCATAACTTGCAGGGTTAACTGTCAAGAAAGTGTTGCCATCAAAAGGCACATCTGACCCCATTAAGGAAGCCATACCAGTTCTAATTAAAGCACTGGTGAATGTGTTATCTGCGCCTAAGTCACTGACTGACCCAGTATCACTCTCAGCAATTCCTTCCAAGTAGTCATCCACAGCTTTTGCTAAAGAATATCCAAATTGGTTGGTTTCCATTTGAAACATTGAAGGTTGTGTCCATACTTGTGCGGAAGTTTCAATTTGTTTTGCAACATATTTATGTTGGTCAACAGTGATTGTGAAACTGCCATGAGTATCTGCGCTATAAGTTACATCAGACCCTGCAGACTTTGAGCCTGCTGAAGGTGTAGTTGCCTTTGGAACTGTAAGAACTTGACCGCCACCGCCCTGCACCAATGAAGAAAAAGAATTGTCAACAGTGTTTTCCCACACCATCTGTCTTTCCATTGAAGCAAGAACAGCATCAGATAACATGGCTTTTTTATTGACCGCACTTGTGCTAATCGTCGTGTTCGCCATTATTAGTTTTTCCTAATCTGCTACCTACTTATTCTGATACTTTGCTATAATAGCATCCCACTTTGAAGTGAACCCACCTTTTTGGTCAGGTTGTTCAAAGGGATTATCCGCTAAATTTGGCATACCACTTGCAGGTATTGAAGCATCAGTTTTAATAGGTTGCTTTGTTTTATTTGTGGTTAAATCCTCAACATAAGATTCTAATTCAATCAAGTCTAACTTGCTTGCAATCTTTTGCTGTGATTCTGTTAATTCAACAGCTTGTATTAGCTGTTCCCTTTTTTGTGATTCATAAGCTTCCCATTGTTTTGCTTTAGCTTCTAGCCTATCCATTTCAGTCTTGCTTTCATCAAGCAGGGCTTTGTATTCCCCTTGCTTTTCTAGTTCAGCTTTTCTTTTGGCTTCAGCTTTTGATTTAAAAGCATCCAGTTTAGCTTCTGCTTCTTTGCGCCTAGCATTAACTTCACTGAATCTTTGATATGGTACTGAATCACTATTCACTTTGACACCTTGATTGGTGGTTTCTTCTTGTGCAGGTTCTTTAACACTGTCCTCTGCAACAGTGGATTCAGCCTGTTTTACATCTTCTGACATTTGATGATTCTCCATGTTTGTTATTTGTTTTTACTCATGTCTATTATTTCATCCTGCGCTTCATAGATTAAGATTTTTCTTTGAATCTCATTTTCCATGTGGGTAGCTAAGAATGACATATTTTTATCAGATAATCCATAAAGGTCATAACCCCTTTTAGCATTACCTTCAACTATTTCCCCATTAGCGTAGGTGATTGCAAAACCATTCTTAGTTCCAACACCTACAATTCTATTTAATGTGTCACCAGTTAAGCGCATATTAACAAAGCTTGTTTGTGTATCTGTTGAAACACCCTTTTTTCCTGCCTTGCCTGCTTTCTTTCTAAGCTTATATTCTGTTGACTTATACTTTAATTTTTTCTTATTGTTTTGAAACTTGCCATCATCCGCATCTAATACAATCCTGCCTGCCATAATCTCTGCGGTTCTATCCATAAATCCTTTAGTGAAAACTGCTACTTCTTGTGCCTTCATGCTTTAGCCCTAGCCCTTGTTCCAACTGGGATAAATTTATGTCTGCAGTTTATGCCACCACACTTGACTTGGTCAAACTTTGCTTCTACATATTCTGCAACAAACTTTCTTTTTTTATTATTCCATACTGGCAATGGTATTTTCTTTTGACCCATTTTCTTTGCCAAGTCTTTTATCTCTTTGGCTGTGTAGCCTTTTTTATTCTTTTGATTGTCTAAAAAATATCTGCAAGAAGGTCTGTTCTTTTTATCCTTACTTCCACTGTATCTAAATAACTGGTTTGGATTCTGTTTAAACACATTCATTGTTCCAGTTCTTGAAAACTGTGCAAATGAATCCCTTGCAATAACTTGTGACCTAGTGCCAATTATTGTAGGGTTGCCATCAGCATCCATCCATTCATTTCTTAATCTATCACCAACTACACCTGCAGGTTCACCTGCTATAATTCCTTTTAGCAATTCAGACTTCAGCCTTGTGGTTTCCTGTGCAAATCTTCCTAACAAAAATTCACCATCCAAATCCCTAAGTAGTTGTAGCTGTCTTGCAATGACTTGTGTGTTCTCAGGTGATAATAAAAGCTCAACCGCTTTGCCACCTGTCCTAGACCTAATGACTTGCTGAAAGTTTTTAAGTATGTCTTCAGCTTCTTGGTCATAACCATCCATAAGTTTTGAAAAGCTTGTGTTGAATCCTGCTTGTTGTAATTCCTTAAAGAAGTCAAGTTCCCTAGCAACCCTAAGAATTTCTGTATCTGAAAAGCCTTCAATGGATACACCCATTTTAACAATGTTGTCAAACAAGTTTTTGCTAATCTTATTAAGGTCATTATAAAATTCATCAAATATGTCTTTGCTGACTGCCATTAAGCATTAATCAATCTTTCTACCAAACTGCCTTGTGCTTCAGGTTGCGCTGTAGCTTCAACTTCCTGTGTCTTTTCTTCTTTTATTTCGCCTAGCTTTTCATTTAGCTCTGCTTCATCCATGTCAGGATTGTAATGCAACAACATTTCTTTCTTTGTAATCAAGCCCATGCTGTGCTTTTTTTCTAACACATTCAATTCATCCATTTCACTTATTGGAAATGATAATTCAGGGAAGTCAACATAATAGTCTTCTGCTATATTTACATTAGCATCTTGGCTTAAAACCATCCTATCAACATCAAATCTTTCTTGCTCAAACATGCGCCAAGTGTCTTCAACACTGGCTTCCCTTTGTTCAATGCTTTCTATGTTTAAAATCTTTAGTGCCTCACCACTGATTGCACTATTACCTACATCAGCAAATGTGATGTTTAAATGATTGTTGCTTGCTACTGATTCAATAAAGAATTTGGTGGTGTCTATAATCTCTTTTAAGCCACCTGAAGGTGCTGTCATGTTGAAGTCTGTGTCACTAGGTAAAACCAAAACCTTATCCACACCTATCTTGATTGGTTCACTTGGGTTTACATCTAATCCACTAATCCATTTAACACCGCCTGTTGCACCCATTCTAACAGCTAATGCTAATTCAGTCATAGCTAGGTCTAGTTGCTGTGAAGCTTGAATCACATCAGAAGCATTGCCACCAAAGAAATCCCTGACCCTAGATTGTCTTCTTGTGAATGTAAATGGCAGTGCGCTTTGCCCTGCGCTGTCTTTATAAGGATTAACATCACCTTCATTTACACTATAAATAAGACCATCAGAATCAATTAAAAAATGGTGACCTAATTCCCCATCCATTCCTTTAGACCAAAAGGCAAACATTTCCTTTTCCATCTTACCATAACCACTGCGCTGTATTGGATACATGATTGCCATTGGTTCATCTTGCATCCCATCCATAAAATAGACATGATAGAATGGAATTAAATCATATTGCAGTTGACCCTTGTTTTCATTCCACCTAGTCCTAAAACACATATTGCCTAACAACCATGTCAATTCTTCTAGCTGTCTGCACTTATTATTTAGCCCTTTGGTATAATCTTTATATTTGTCATCAGCAAATCTTTCAATATCCAAACTCTTGCCATAGACTAAACTTGAAGCCTTACAAAATCTTCTGACAATAGACTGTGTGAAAAGCGGAACAGATGAAAGGGTTTCAGAATCAAAATAAGGTTTGATGTATTTATTGGTTTCAATGTTTTCATAATAGTCTAAAAACATTTCAACTTCTTTCCACCTTTCAGTTTCAATTCTGTTTAATTCTTTTTTAAGTGTTTCTTGTATTGTCTTTAGTGAAAGGTCAGGTATAATCATTTTAAAATTCCAGTTGTGTTGCGGTGCGCCTATATGCAGGTTCTACCAAATCAATGTAATAGCTTGAAGCATCTAAAAAGTGTGTTAGGTTTTCATCCTTCTTTGATAAAGACCCATTTGATTCCCTTTGACATAGTTCATAGTCCTTTATAAGGTTCACACATTTAGGTGCTACTGTCATTCTTATTTTGCCTTCACTGTCTTTTAACATTCTATTTAAGCTATAAAGCCTGTCCTTTGTATGTGGTGCTTTATTCTTTGCATAAACATTAAATCCATGCTCACGCAGAATGGAATGGTCACTGCGGTTATTCACACTGACTGTTGACCTAGATTTTCCCGCAGGGTCAGGATAGCAGTCAGTAACCTGTGGATATTTCTTTTTCATTAGCCTTGCCATTTCATCAGTGTTAGAATTGTTTAAAACCAATTCATCAACCACTGCTAAAGTTCCATCTGAGTACCTGCCCATAAGTACACATGCCATTGTAGCTACATTAAAATCTAATCCATAGAAAAGCTTTGGTGGCATGTCTTTGATTGGTCTAACATGTTCATTCCTATCAAATTCCCAAACCGCCTTATTTCCTGATGTAAGGAATGTGCCAAGCATTTCTTGCTTATACTGGTCTTTGGTCATTGACTTTTTAGCTTCAAGCACAGCTTCCTTTGAAATCATGCCATGTTCCAATGTGCTAAACTGCCAAGACTTATATCTAGGGTTTTTGCCTAGCCCTAGTAAGTAGGTATTGTATAAATGGTTATATCCATTTGGTGTAGATGTTAGTAATGCTTTTGCATTGTGGTCTAATAGCATTGGGGTTATCACTTCTTCAAAAAATCCTTCTTTAATAAAAGCCATTTCATCTAAGACAACACCATTGCTTCCATTGCGCCCCAAGCTAATGCCCCTAAGACTATCAGGGTTGTCAGCACCTTTAAGCGCAAGTTCAGCCCCATTGTCAAACCTAAATGATAATTCTGTTTCATTAATTTTTACATCCCCATATTGTAACATCAACTCTTTCATTAATGGGAACATGATAAGCTTGGCTTGGCGATAGAATGGGGCTATATATAACCTGCGTTCCCCTGCTTGAAAAGGTTGGTGCAACAGATACACTGCTGACAAAACTGACTTGCCCCATCTTCTGCCAGTTATTAAAATCTTCACATCTGCTTTGTGGTTTAGAATATCCCATCTAGTCTTGTCTAATCTTATTTCCACTTATAGCCTGTTTAAACAGCTTCATCTTGGTCAACTATTTTTAAAACTTGTACTGGTTCATTTGTTGTAACTGACATCTTTTGCAGTGCAGTGCCTTCAGTTCTATCTGCAATAAACTTTGCACAGTTAAGGTCACCTGCTAATGCGTTTTCATAAACCTTTTCTAATATAGCTTCTTTCATTGTTTTATCACCACTATAGTTGGTGTCACCTATTGAATCTAAAATGTCAGCAATGGCAAAACCCTTTTTAGGTCTGCCATTTGGATTGCCTGATTGTCCCTTTTTGAACGTACCATCCCCATTCCTGTTATTATCCTGCT